TGATTGTAAAAATAATATGGACGAGTTTGGTTGTTTTTATGTTTATGAAGATTGGCTTTTTAAAACAAAAGCAGATAGAATCTTTCATGTAAATCCTGTAACAGGATGGATAGCTTGGTACTCTGTAGAAGATATGAGACAGTGGTACAAGAGTGATGGGGAATATATCCGCATCATACCTTCTAAATCTCCTAAGTTTATTAAAAGGAGATTAATGTCTAATGTTAGTAATGGAGAAGTAAATGACAGTTAAAGATGACATACAACAAGCTTTAGACGAAGCTTATAGTCTTAACATGGGACAAAATGCCTCCCGTGCACAAATTTGTAATCAGGCTGCATATCTTGCTAAAGTACCTGTAGATTGGGTCGAAGCAGTATATGATAAAAGTAAAGGTTCTAATCATGGGAGTTTATGGAATGAGCAATCAACGACCGGCTAAAATGCATCGTGCTGCTATGAGTGATAATGATCCTCGTGGTATGGTAATGAGAAGTTTTTTTCGTAATGCTGCAAAGTTACTAAAAGAAAATGGTAATGATGATGCTGCTTTTTACTTTGAACAATGTGAAGAATGGATCAATAGTGGAAAGCAACTTCAAAACGGCGAAAAGGATGTAGCAAGGATTTTAGGCCTGTAAAAAGATAAATAATACCATACACAACGTAGGGTATTAAAATGGCCGAAGATCCTTCTAAAATCTATAAAGTATTGCAGCACTCAGATTTAACTAAACGAGGTGGTGCACGTATTGGTGTTTTTTTGTTAAAGATTAAAAAAGGTGAAGAATTTGTTACTACTAAAGGCTGTGTCGTATTAAATGCATCACAACATGATTATTTGCGTGACGCAATGCCTCGTTCAGGTTTTTCAGCTCCTTTAATTGGTAAACATAAAGGACGAGAAGTAGAAGTTCAATATCCCAAAGACTTTTTCAAAACAGCAGATTTAGGTGGTCGTGGTATTGGTTCTGGTACAGCAGCCGAGGATGCAGAGTTGAGACTCTTTAGAGGTGTTATAGAAGAAACTTTAGAGAGAGCAGCTGCTCCTTTTATTAATGTAATGTGTGGTAAGAAACTTATACAGGTTGCTGGTATTAAAACTACTGAACAAACAACAACACGAGCACCTAAAGCTGATTTTGATTTAGTAGATCATATGGGTCAATCAACTGGGTTTATATCTCATAAAGCAGGCCGATCAGCAAAAGATTTTCAACAATATGGTGGTTTATCAGATGCGGTATTTAATGTACCGGATGTAAAACAGTTTATGAAAGATGTAGCTCAAATGCACCCTAATGGTCTTTCATCAGGACAATCTTTTATGCGTGTTGTAAAAGATAGAAATGTAGTAAATAGATCTATATACGGAATTAATTACGGACAAAAATATGGTATACAAAATGTATCAGAGTTTCATCTAGGTAATATGAGATTAGATAAAGCTGGTAATAATTATAAAATTAATTCTGTACATAGAGGCGATAATGGAGATATTCCTACAGGTGATTTCCAAGCAGTTTATTTTATTAGATATGGTGATAGAGTAGCACGAGCAGCTGGTGAGGTAGTTCAAAAGGCTCGTGTTGGTGTTTTCGCTAGAGGTAAAGCAGTAAGGACAACGGTAGAAATATAATGACTCTTTCAACGTTTCTAACAGAACAAAAAAATGCTCACATGGAACATCTTGAAGATATGATCTTCAATGACGGTGTTGACGGAGCGAGACTAGCTATTAACTCTATTCAAAACTTACGTGATATGCTTGCTGGTACAAGTAAGCGTAGTGTTAATGTAACAGTGAAATGGGATGGTGCTCCTGCTATATTTGCTGGAGTAGATCCTGCTGATGGTAAATTTTTCGTAGCTAAGAAAGGTGTGTTTAATGCGAACCCTCAGTTATATAAGACAGAAGCTGATATTAATAAGTACCTCTCTGGTGATCTGGCGAGTAAATTTAAAATTGCTCTTAAAGAATTCTCAAAGCTGGGCATCACTAAAGGAATGTATCAGGGAGATCTCATGTTTACAAAAGGAGATGTTAAAGCCACTACCATCTCTGGCGAAAAATATTTTACGTTTCAACCTAATACTATTGTATATGCTGTACCAGTTGATTCTGTACTTGGTAAACAAATTAAAAATTCTAATATTGGAGTTGTTTGGCATACTACGTACACGGGTAGGACTTTAAAAGATATGAAAGCATCTTTTGGTAAGGG